ATATCGTTTTAACCCATTTTCAACCCCTCTGACGGCTTCTTGTGGGTTTTGGGATAATTGCCCACCGTCTAAGATTTCGCCCGTTTCTGGGTCAAATTCTTGCGTTTCCTCGTCGATATGACAGCCAAGGGTTGTTCTAAACTCTGGATGTTCATTTTCTTGTTGAGTTAAAACTTCCTCACGTTCTCGTTCAGCTCGCTCTTGAGCCAATCTCAACTCTTCCTTTTGCTTTTCAAAAGCGTAATCTGCCTTGATTTGCTCCAGCACTTCAAGCAAAGTCATGTCTTTCAACATCCGAATATATGGCTGGTCTGTCATTCCGTACTCAGCACATTGCCCTGAGATGGCTGAGATGGTTTTCTTGTACTCTTCTTGCTTCTGATACTCAAATGTAATCATGTCGTCCAGCGACTTCATCGTAACTTTCTTGAGCGTAACACCGTCAGCCATGAAATCACCAGCCTTGATGTACTCAAGGGCCTTCTCGTCAAATAGACGAGGGTCTAGCATGTACTCAGCCGATTTGTTGGCTATGTAACTCTTAACCGTATCTATTTTTAGTTGTCTTTGATGTTCTTCAATTTCCTTAATACCTTTATCAAATTCACTAACTACGGCTGCAAATGGTTCAATAATTGACTTAGCATAACTATCCCATGTGTTAGCCGTCTCTGATAGCAAGTTTTTAGTGTCGATACGGATACGATTTTTAGACTCAATTAGCTTATTAAATTCAGCTCGCTTTGCCTTGTCGTCTTTGAGAGTGCTAGCTGTAGGAATATAGTCCTTGTACTTTTCATTAGCCTCTATAAGGTCTTTTTCAAAAGACTCTCTAGTAAGCTCATCTGTTGTAATCATTTCATAGATTTTATTGATTTTCTTATCATCAATAACTTGTAATTCTTGCATGTTAGTACTCCATTTCTTCTAATAGTTCGCCTTGTAACGGTTCGCTCTGGATCGACTCCTCAACTTGAGTAGGTTCAGGAACTGGGTGATTCGCCTCTTGTACTTTGTTGAATTGTTCAATCTGAGCCATCTTGCGTGCTACGACATCCTCTCGACTTTCTTGAGGTGTGACATCTTTGATACGGTCAAATGTTTCTCCACCGTCATCCTCAGTGTACATATTGCCTAAGTCCTCAGGGAAAGCCTCTCTAAGAGCATTTACCAGAGCCGTCTTTCTAATCATGGTAGCTGGCATAGAGTTCCAGGTGCTTTGTTTCTTGTCATATTCCTCACGGCTAACAAAGATTTCCACAGGTACCTTGAAATTTTTGCGGTACACTCTCGCCCATCCGCCTATCAGTGTGTCCCCTGGGAGCATGATTGCCCCCTTGCGTTCGTGCATAACGCCCTCGCCATCCACTGCCACTACTCCAGCCTCAAAACCCTCATAGTCTTTACATTGAGCGGCACGCTTCAAGAAAGCCTCTTTAGAGACAATCAAACTGAACTCTGTGCCTCCATTACGATTTTTGTAAGCCACAATGTACACCTCATTAGCAAATGGGTTAAGATTGCGACCTTTACATAAGGCTAGAGCCTGACCTATTTGTTTTTCAGTCAGTAGGTTTTGTGGGTCAAAATACTTTTTAATGTCTGCCCCAGTCAATGAACTTGGGTCAGTAGTAATGTCGCGTTTTGTCTGCGTCGCTAATTGATTATTTGTCATTTTGTCTTTCTCCTTAGATTGTATATAGTTCTTCGCCTGTTTCATCGTCACAAATTCCTAGACCGCCAAATTCTCTAACTTCTCTAGCAAAACGGTTCCAGTGTTCTACATTTTGAAAATATGTTGATTCTGATATTTGTTCGTAACTCATTTTCTTCTCCTTTTGTTAAAACAATCCCGTGTTTTTTGCGTTCTCAATGATTGGTTTGAAATATTTTTCTTCTGCTTTTTTACGAGCTTTGACTGCATCATCGAATTTTCTAAATCTCTCACGAAAAACAACTTTTCTTTTGAGCTTTAAAGACGCAATCCATTGGCCTCTAGAACTGTCGAAACAAACCCCTTTTACTCCGCTTTTATTATTTTTAGGTAATTTTTTTGAGGAAATTATTCGAATATTCGTTCCTTTTTCAAATTCAAGAAATGGTTTGTTTGCCTCTGTTGCTTTTTCAGTCAAAATCCCCTGCCTAGCCGATGCTCGCTCTTTCAGTAAGCAAGTACAACTCCGAACTCTCCTTTTCTTGTTTTTAGTAGTCAACAGGCTTCCGCGTACTGTTTTTATGTTTCCGCAATCGCATTGACACACCCAATAAACTTCTTTACGATTTGATTCTGCACGCTTTATAACTGTTAATCTACCAAATCTCCTACCTGACAAATCAATCAATTGTGGCATATAATTTTCCTCTTTTTCGTCTTCTTAAGATTCCAATTTTCACGCTTTAAGCGTCGATTTTCGGTTTGCAATTTCAAAATAATATCCTGTTGGTCGTTGATGATTTCTCCGAGTTCTCGGCCGAGATGGATATAGTCAGACCGCCAATTGTCGATTTCTGTGTGTAGCTCTTGGATCATATTTCATCACCCACGTATCGATACTGCCCACATCCAACATAGATGTACTCGCTTGGGTCGAGTTCTTCACGTTCTTCAGGCGGTTGCATTATGTCTCTGTCATAATCAAACATGAGCATACACCTTTCCAAGTTCCAGAACTCGTTTCACATATCTGGCCTTGGATGTTAGCCCAAGATCCAGTAATTCGTTTTTTTCTTCATGATTGGCCAAAAGCCTTACACGGTTTTCAAGTTCAATTCTGGTCATCAGCGTCTCCTTTGCTCTATCCCAAATACTTTTCATAGCGTGCTCTTCGTGGTTCTGGTAAAGCTAATGGCTCAGGGCGCAAGCCCACAGGCGGTTCATTGTCAAATGTGAATCCAGGGAACTCTCTACGGGTATTCTTGCGAATTTCTTGACGTTCAATCTCACGACCCATTTCAAGCAATTCATCACAAGTTCTAATCACTTGCGTATCATACTCTTCTTGAAGTCGTCTTTCTTCCTCTTTTTGCTTTTCTAACTGATGAGCTAGAAACCCTGCGCTGATAAATCCTAAAATCACTGCGCCAGTTCCTAAAAGTTGGTTTAGCAATGGTGGTTCAAACATTATTCTTCCTCCTCGTCTACTTCTGGCAAATTCTCTTTAATCGCTCGTTCTGGATCCATGCCATCTAATACGTCTTTGATGACATGTGAGATGTCGTGGATTACTTTCAATGGCTTTTCTAACTCATTAGGTAGCCCTAAAAGTTTTACAGTTAGCAACCCAAGCATGGATAATTTATGTAGCCTCTCTTGCAGCTGTTCAATGCGTTCAATTTTTTCCTGTTGCGCTTTGATAATTTGGTCTTTGTCAATCATTGTTTTTCTCCTGTTGATAACTCTTTTTCAAGATTAGTTTTTAGATATTAAAAGTAATTATCTGAGATAGGCATACCTCATATTTAAGCCCCTTTCTGTAACTCTCGATCGTTCATGCCTAGAATAATGTCATAGTACGAATGACCAGCAGGTATGATATACCCTGTCAGATCATCAACCTGAGAACCATCTGCCATAATGTTTATAATTCTTGGTTTCCATTGCTCTTTTTTTCTCTTCATGTTATAATTTCCTTGAATAATTTTGTTGAGCGCCTGATTGCCGTCAGGTGCTTTTTTGTTTTGCCTTAGACAGAAAGTCTAATCATTGACAAGCTTGGCTTTTAATTCAACTTCAATAATACTAAGTCGATCGATTGCTTTTTGTAATTCTTCGGCTTTTTTTGATACTTCTTTACAGGCTTCCTTTAGTTCTTCAATACCAGAAACTTCAACATTAAGCCGATATCTTATTGGTCTCATTTCATACCCTCGTCTTACTTTCCAGCGCCCTGAGTTCAATCTCATGGCTGACTTGTTTCAATAGCTTCTCACACGCTATTTTTGCTTCTCTGTACGTTGTATTCTCGCTGATGAAGTAATCAGCTAGTTCAATGACTTTATCTTCCATTCAACCTCCTATATCAGCCTCAAGACTGATGTAATATCCTCCTAAATTGCTATA